ATGGCAGACGCACCAGACTCAAAATCTGGCGATGGCAACATCGTGCGGGTTCAAGTCCCGCCTCCGGCACCATATCAAAAAGCGCTGATAGAATCGATTGAAATCGACTATCAGCGCTTTTTGATTTTACATTTTTCCGTGAAATTTTCAGTCATAAAATACTACCATTATACTACCACTGAACATTTTATTCAGATTTTCACTCACCATTCTTTAATTGTATACATGACCGTTGCCCCTTTAAAACCTTCAGCGTTAAAATGGGCAAGGCCTTCCCACCTGCCAGCTTGATAGCCAGCATTCAAGTAGGCGTGGTTGTCCACGTATGTCATTCCGGTTTTAATCTTGTGAGCTTTACGAAGGCTTATCTTATATACATTCACTTTCTGCCGGTCATTGTCAGCAGTTACGATAGTCCGGTCAGTCTTTTTAGTAACAGCCGCCGGGAGGTTCGGTGACTGCTTTTTTATTGCGGCCGATGTTTCGGTAGCGGCCTTCTCCACGGTCGGGGCTTGGACATAGTATGTGACAGCCGGGGTCGTATCGGCGGAGCGTTCAATCTCCCGTGTTATAATCCGGCTTTCCACCGGCGTGACGTTCACTCTCTTTGCCACAGTTTCTGGGGTGGTGGCTTCCTGTTGTGTCATCACCACCGGTTTAGATTTACGACTGTTATCGTAGATAATCGCCCCGGTAATAGCGGCAATAACAGTCACGGCAATGACGGCAATAGCGATTATCCTTGCCAGCTCATTTTTATCTTCATTCATTCTCCCACTCCTGTTTATAATACAGAGCCTTGCCTCGCACATAGTCGCCGCCGCTGCCCCAATCGGTAGAGCCCGGGAGGGTCCAAAGGTCCCACCGTTCGCAGGTGGTGTTAGGCCCATATCCATCAAGTTCTGCCGCTTCGGCGTGCGTCATCATGTAATTGCTATCTATAGGGATGCCGGTATGATTTGAGATAACAGCCAGCACCTGTGCCAACGCTTCAATCTGTTCGTCCGTCGGTGGTTCGCTACCGAAGTTACAATGCCCATCTTTATAGATAGAGGCGTCCCAGCATCCATCAAGTGTGACGGCGATGGAACCGCTATTCCGGTGCCACGTAGCGGTCGGTGTGTCCCATAGCGGTCGTGTGAGATATACTCCTCCATCACTATCAATATTGATGTGATAATCCTCCGGACGCTGTCCATAATGCCCGGCAGTCCAATGGATATATACGCGGTCCGCATTTACCGCCGGGTCATCCAGTTTTTCTCCGAGTTCTTCTAAAGTAATTTCTTCATCCATTTTCTCTATCCTTTCCTGCTGGTGGCTGTTTCTCTTTAAGGGCCGCAGGGGCGCTCTCAATACCGGCTTTCTTTTTCACTATGTTCACAAGCCCCGCTAAGCAAGAAACACCGGCATCATTAAGATTCTCAATAATTGACAGCAATTCAGAAGCGGCCAAATACGAAATGCAAAGATCCATGATTTCTGCCGGATGGTGTACGGCAGAAATCATAATGTCCGCAATACCGCTAACAATAGTTACAAGCACATATACACTCATTTTTAAAAGAAACTGATTTTTCATCTGCCTGGAAGAAATAACTCCTGCCCTGTGTGCGGCAGGCATGGCATGTATGGTATCAATAACGGTTGGAGCATTGCTTTTAGTTTTAATAAACTCATAAGCTAATGCAAGCCACTTTGTCAGCAGGTCAATCACGATAAGCACCGCAAAAAGAGTAATCAGTTCAAGGTGAAATTGTACAAGCGCAATAATCCCGCCCACGGAAATTTTAAACGGCCAACCGTCAATTAAACGGCTGACCGCTTTCTGCGTGTAAATAAGCAAGGTGTTAATATCCATCAGGTTTTGTCCTCACTCTTCTCTGTCTTTGCTTCATCGGCCGCCTTGGCTTCTGCCATGGCGTCCAAAATAGCATTGTGTGGGCATCCATCCCATGGGCAGCGCCCGTCTTCATTTAAAAGGTTACCGCAATATTCGCAAAATTCCATGATTTATCCCTCCTCTATGCATTCTTGATTTCCGCAGTCATGCTAGCTAGCGTGGTTTTGTACTGGCTGTCAATCTTAGTTGTATCGGCGCCCAGCATTGCGGCTTTAACTCTCGCATCAACAAGACTATCCAGTGTTGGCTGATACTTTGCTTTTATAGTAGCGATGGCGGCCTGCTTTTCCTCGGCTTCGGTGGGTACATAATCTGGCTTAGGCACGAAGGTTTCACCGCTCAGGATGTACTCTTTCCCATTAGTATTATTCCCCAGCAGGTTCATATAATCTTCGGTGGTAACAGCTTTTACTGTCACAATGTCGGCGTTATCCGCTTTCATTTTTTCTGCTTCAGCTTTCAGCTTATCCGGATGTTTAATTGGGTCAAACATACAAATTTTACCGGCGGCACGGCTACCGTTCGACTTAAAGCCGACGATGTAATAATCAACATTTGTTGCGTTCATAAGTTATCTCCTTAACAATAAAAATGAGGTGATTTTAAAATGCGTAAACCAAATGGATATGGTTCAATCAAAAAACTTTCAGGAAATCGGCGGAGGCCATTTGTATTTGTTATCAGCGTGGAGGGGGAGCAAAAGCCTGTCCAGTACTTTACCACGCAAGTAGAGGCTGAAATCTTTCAAGCGGACTACAATAAACTTCATTTCCATCGCTCCCTTCCAGGTCATCAGATAACGCTTGCTGAGCTGTACCACAGATGGCTTCCTGCTCATACGGCCAATACATCCCCTTCGCAGTCAACACTTGACAGCTACACCAATTCATTCAAACACTTGGTTCCTCTTCACTATGAGCCAATACAGAATTTGAAATATGCCGACTACCAAAAAATCATTGATTCAATGCGAAAGAGCGGGCTGTCTTACAGTTCTCTGAAGAAAGTCCGCTCCTTAATTTCATTGCTTGAAAAATACGCTGTGAAAATTGAGTTGATAAATAAATGCTACGCTCCACTGCTATCGATAGGGAAAAATAAAGCCGTGCGTCCGCACCACCCATTCAGTCGCCAAAAGATTAATCGGCTCTGGGCACACTGCGATGACTTCGGCGTTGATACGGTGCTGATACTGCTTTACACCGGCATGCGTGTCGGCGAGATGCTGGCACTCCAGAAGAATAATGTGAACCTTCGGCAGGGATACATTCGGATTACAAAAAGCAAGACCGTTTCCGGCATCAGAACCATCCCCATCCATCATCGGATTTTCCCTCTCATTACAAACCGTATGAAATCAATCGGTGTGCATCTGATAGCGGATTCCAAAGGAAAGCAATATGACTACAGTCGCTATTGCCAGCTTTGGCGTGAGGTCATGCACTCCATCAAAGCTGATGGTCATACAACCCACGACTGCCGCCATACTGTAGCAACACTGCTGGACAATGCAGGAGCCAATGAAACAGCAAAACTGCGTGTATTAGGTCATGCCGGAGGAGATGTGACTGAAAGGGTTTACACACACAAGGGCTTGCGACAGCTACGAAAATGCATAGAGCTGCTAAAGTAGTGTTACTAGTACGCTACTCAATCAATCGCACGCATTACCGTATTATCTGCATTATCCGTGGCTTTGATGGTTGTTACTATTGATACTGGATAAAACAGCCAGATTAGCATATATTTACACTTCTACGATTGTAGATATCTGATGTTCTGGCGGGTTTTTCATTGATTTTATTTTTAAAAAATCATGCATACTCTGCTTACTCTAACCTACTTCTCCTATTTCGTAACAATCCCTCTACAGTGGGGAGCTAACGTTCACGGGTGGGTGGCTTTTCCGGTGGCTTTCACGCGCGTTCGGAAGATCATAACCGACCATCAGGGCCAACAATTTATGCAGTCAAGAAGCGTTGAATACGACACCTTAACCGGGTATACATTGGTAGTAGATAATAACGAGGTTTCACAAAATGATGCCCAATGGATTGCCATTGGGATATAGACAGTGGGGAGCTTTTGGTCTTATTGATAGTGGAACTTTTGTTAATATGCCTCTATCCGCCAATCCGCTTCAGGTTGTAGTCGTTGATATGAACGATGATGGTAATGCACTTTGTATGTCCACGCTTAATTATACTAATGGTAAGTTCAAAGTAACAGGCAGAAGAAACGATTTATCAACAACGCAGCTTTGGGGGCACTGGATTGCTGTATGTAAGTAGTTTTTTACTTGCCGACGGCTAACCATTGTGCGTCTTGGTATATATTCGAATTGTCAGCAACATCAAGAGTAAAACCGGCTAGCGAAGAATCTTCTTGTACTTTAGTATTCATATATTCGTTTCCTGCATGAGAAGTCACGATAATTTTGGCTGATGTATATGAAACAGGGAATGTGACCCAGCCATGCAATGATTTTCCCCACTGTATAATTAGGCCGCCAAACAGACTGCCGAAACAAACATATCCGTTGTTATCAATAAGGTATTTTACCCCGCTGGCATCAAGCAGCATTTTAATAAGCTTACCAAGTACTGAATCAGTGGTAACTGCAGAAACAACTGTGCCTAATGTTGTACTTGCAAGGCTGGCCATAATTCCAGAGTGCCAGTCGGTAATCTGGGCGGATTCTGTCTCAGGGTGCAGTGTGTCATAGCTCTTTGTTGTCTTGTTCCACCGATGAAGAATAGATTTCAGCCCGTCTTTGATTTCTACCCAAAGGCCTCTATCCTCCATGCTTGCCGGCTTATCCGCAGTACTTGTCACCATCAGCAGGTTTTCATGGGCAGTTTCTGATGCGTTATGGGCCTTAAGGTCTGCTGCCGTCACGAGGCCTTTTATATCAACATCCGTCACTACATCGTCTACGCTATTGATGGCGATTGTCATATGGATTGCCACGCTCAGTACGGTAGCTCCACCTTTTGCCTGGATGTAATCAGCATCGGGGGCGATGGCCACGCAATAGAGAATTTCCCCCACATCCGGATCTGTGGCAAAGAGCCCGATTTCCCTCAGGTAGAAGCCCTTATCCAAATCTGCATTGGTCATCACGGCTTCCACATCACAAGTCCCTTTATCATTCGGTGTCACAGCTGAGAGATCCAGCACCTTTTTAGGACTTGCCAGATCAGTCATCGGTTCAATGAATGATGGAGAACCGTCGCCTACTTTCATCTTGGTGAACTGCAACTTGCATTTTCCAGCTTCTACTTTGGCGGCAAGCGCTTTCCCCAGATCTGTTAATACTCCTCCTTTGAAATCAGCCATTTACTTTTACCTCCTTGAAAATAGATATAGGCATTGAAATCATTTTACTCATAGCCGTAATCTGTGGCCCTACATCCGGCAGGCCTATACGAATTTCTTTATACATAACAACAGGCATGGCCAGGTATTTGCTTACTGGCTTCTTCCTTTCAAATGAAATCCCGTCAAGCCAGGAACGCACATTTTTTGCTTCATTGATGGCATTTACCAGGCTCTGCAGTGAATCACCATTGACAATAGGTCCATAACTTCCGCTCACCCGGAAATGGTAAGGGCTCCCTTTGTATTCAAACCATTCTTCCACCTTCGCATAGTTCAAGAGCACTTCGACCACTGATTTCACGGCCCAGGACGTCCCTTTGTACTTATGGTCCTTTATTGCATTCTTTACCAGTCTCCTCTTCTGTGCAATGTCCAGGTCTTCACTGCAGGTGTCTACATGAAGCTGCCAGGCCAGTGAATTCACTACCGGTTCCGGCAGCTCATCAATCCGGCTCATAATCAGCTCGTTCACCGTTTCGGCGGTGACATTGTTTACAGAATCTGTTACTGCTTTAGATGTATGCACCACATTTTCATCGGCCTGCAGAGATGAAGGAAGGATTTTTGAAATTTCCGTTTCATTCAGTTTCATTCACTGCTCACCCCTCCGAAGGTAATGGCCGGCGTACTGGCCACTGCTATCTTGTCCGCATCCACTGTTGTAAGTGCGGGAGATGTGACGGTTACTTTTTCAGCTCCTGCCTTTCCCATCAGGGCATAGAGTTTTGATGGATCAATATCCCTTCCCAGCTTCTCCCGCTGCCAAAGAATGTAATCATCCACCGCCTGCTTCACGGCGGCCTGGATTTCAGAAGCGTGGGCTTTATTGTCGCTGGAAATAGTATAGGATGCAGAGACATCATAGCTTACCGTGGTGGGCGCAGATACGGTCACATGGTCTGTCAACGGTCTGACCGTATCTGCGCTGCATACCTCCATCACCTTGTCCAGAACTTCCTGTTCCGGTATCTTTCCGCCGGAAAGTAAAGGCACAATCAGCACCTCGCCGGCAGATGGAGATGATACATATACATCGGAAATATCTGCATTGGCTGTTTTAGCCCAGTACTTATAAGCTCCATAGGAGCCGGCATCGGAAAATGACTCGGGCGCTTCATGAATCCTTTCACGATACGAATCATCGGCTTCCATATCTCCGCCGCCTGCGGAAATAGTGGGATTGGATACGCTTCCGACAAATGGCAGAGGATCCACCAGCTTGTTTAAGGTACCAATAGAAAATCCATTCCCCTTTGTACCGTTCTCCGTGCAGGTGGCCTTGACCGTCCCTTCCTTTTCACCGGAAGGAATTGTGGTGTCTTCGTCCACGGCAAAATAGATTTTTTTATCTCCGCCGGTAACCCTCGTTCCCTTCGGGATAACCGTAGCGCCATTCTCCGTAGTGGAAAGGGTAAACTTCAGCGTGACCGATGCAGGCTGAGATTGAATCCTCCCTACATCCAGCAGCGCTCCCAGATGGTCAAGATAGTCACCTTCAGCATAAGCCAACAGATTCATCCTGCCGGTAAAATTGATGAGTTCACGCTGATGGATGATGACATCGGCAATGGTCAATAGGAAAAGCCGGATGGGGTCTCCCTGGGCCAGCGTCCTTCCGGATGCCTCTTCATACTTTTGGATGATTTCCGTTTTTACGGCTTCCGCATCTGTTTCTGCAAATGAAATCGGATTCAGGTTACTCAGTTCCATTGATTCTCACCTCCACCACCGGTTTAAGTTTCCCATCCATGTCTCCGGTAAAGCTGATGGCTGTAACGGAGACCCGGGGTTCATATCTTTTAACCGCTGCAATAATTTCTGTTGTCAGTTTTGCTTCAGCCACCGGAGTCGGGCTGTCCAGATAGGAAAGGTCAATTCCGAAATCCCTATCCAGCGGCACACTTCCTTTCGGCGTGCTCAGGATGGTCCTTATGTTCTGGAAGATTTCCTCCAGCTCATTTGCTGGTGCAAATTGTATGGGCCCTGTTCCTTGAATCGTGTACCTGCTCATGATAACGCCTCATAATACGCCTGCTTCAGTGTTGCCTGCCGGTCGGCATATTCGGAAAGAGTGACTGAAAGGGATATAGAAATCGGATGTCCGAATTTACTCCAGAATGTCACGTTTTCAGAAATTCCTTTGACCACCCAATAATTATCGCCGATGACCCGGTTCCCTATGACAAGAGGAATGACTTCTCCGGTATCCCGCATTTTTGCCAATTTCTTGACTTCTTTGGCGGGGTTTACTCCCAAGTCGCTTCTCAAAAGCATTTTGAAAGTGATTTCTTCTTTCCCGGGTCCAATGAATTCACTTTCCGGCTTTTTCCCTATAATGTTATGTTCCTGCCACCTGCCATCTGACTGCTTCTGGAAATCGTCAAATGTCCTGACCTTGTTCCTTGAAGCAATGAATGGTATGTCCCCCAGAAATCCCACAAGCATGTTATCCTCCTATGAAAACATCCGGCGAGCCTTGGGCTGCACTTCCTCCGCAGCTTACCGGGTCTCCGATGCGGGCCGCCGCTTTTCCGTTAATAAATACCGAACTGCTTCCAGATGAAATATGCCCACTGTGCGAAGGATGCACATCACATCCATGGGGAGCGTAGGTATCTCCTACCCGCCCGGCGCCTTTTCCATTGATGAAAACATCTCCGCTGGCTGATACCAGGGCCGTTGGCGGGCAGGCATCATGCCCCGTATCGTTATCCCCTAGTCTTGTAGCTTTCGGCATGGTTTCCTCCTCAGTTGATGTTGATTACCGGCGCTTTCAGAATAATCTTTGACGCAGCACTGATAGTAATCGTTCCATGGTCATATTTTACAAAGCTTCCGTCTGGAAACCTGATGGATCTTACTGATTCGTCCGTTTCCGAAGGAGGTTTTAATTTTGTGTAATAGGCTCCCAGGATGAATCCGGATGCCATCCCATTACCGGCAGGGTTGGGGAGAAAGAGACAGAGCACCGTAGTCCCTACCTCCGGCACATGGTACCCTTCCGTACCATGTGCGCCAATCTGGAGTACCGGCAGCTCATCACTGACCAGGTTATCCTTATCCGGAAAGGTGACCCTGGCTCGGCAGGCCGCTCCGTTGACGGATGAAACAATGCCAACGCGTACCAGGTTCTTCAGCTGGTTAGTATCCATCAAGGCACCTCCTTAGGTCTATGCTTGTTGTGTATCCGTTTCCTATGTCATGCTTAGCAGTGACAATGATGTATTTGCCATCGAATCTACCAAAGCCGAAAAGGTTTACTGTCTCGGAGGCAAACAGGTTGAAATTCCCCATGCTGTCTATGGACATGGTAACTTCTTCCCGATTCTTCTCGCGAAGTTTTTTCTTTGCCAGCCGTTCGGCTTCTGAAATAGATTTAACCTGCTCTTTCACCTGCAATGTTTTTCCTTCACTTTTGGAAGGATCCGTAAAGGTCGCTTCGATGTTGTTTCCCGAATCGGTATCATTGCACTGCACATGGCAGGCCTTATAGATATCCCTTGTCACAGCATGCATGCGGTAGCCTGTTATGTTCGTGATGTAAGTCATATCCTTCTGAACGATATAGGCCATACCCGGCCTTACAATCGTTATTTTGGGCTCTTTTTTCTCATAATCCACCTCATCAAATATGACTATCTGGTTATTGCAGATTTTGAGGGCCATACCATGGTCCTCACAGAGTTTTAGCAGGAAAGATAAGTCGGACTGTTCTGTCTGCTCCGCCCGGTCTATGGATGGATTATCGCTGCAGTCGTATACAAGCTCCATTCCGGCCCCTTTGGCCACGTCCCTGGCTATGGTCTTCATTTCGGCCTTTTCCCATGACCTTGTTCGTTCAACGCCGCGCAGGTTATTGTTCTCAGGTACCGATGTACCCTTGAGTTCCATAACTCTGGGAGGTGCGCTCCCGTCAATGGAATCCAGTGCAAACATCCCTATTTTCAGCTCTCTGGTTCCTTCCAGGAGGCTTCCCCAGTTCCGGCTTATCAGCGATACTTCAAGAGTTGCTCCGCGGTCCGGGAACCAGTCTCCTTCCCAGAGACCTCTTCTATCATCCAAGTTGATGGAGATATCATCTGCATATCCGGACAGGTTGTCTGTATAAGAAATGGATTCAAGAAATGGAGAAATGTCGGATGAAATATCTTTTCCGTTATATTTGATGACCGGGATGATTTGGCGCGGCAGCATTATCTCCTCCAGGGCGGAAAGTTGGATGTTTCCGGCTTGCTGTAATCCGGCACGGTAAGTTCTATGCCCGCCGGAAATACGACAATATCAATATATCGGTGATTGGCTTCCATAAGAGCGTTCATGCCAAGCTCGCTGCCATAGCAGTTCTTGGCGATGCTGTCCCACATGTCTCCCTGTACCGTTCTATATTTGCTACTCATAGACCACCCTTCTTTCATTCCTTTTGATTTCCTGCAGCATTCGTTTCAGCTGGTTCATGGTAAGCTGCATGGTATTCTGGATGACAGTCTCATCCGCATTTCCCTGGATGGTGATGTTCGGTTTGAAATCAACGGAAATGTTCGTTTCCTTCCTCGCATTGGCCGGTACGCTGAGTCTGTTTTTGTTGTCAAAGGCTCCAATCATGCTTCCCGTTTTTTCCCACAGGCTGATGGAACGATGGCTTCCGTCCAGAGGAATAGCCGCTTCCGGGCTCTTTTCTGCAAATGTGGTAATGAACTCGCCTCTTGGATAAATACCTCCATACGCATTATGCGTATCCGGTTCTTCTCCATTATTTCCGGCCTGAAATCCTATCTTGAAATTTCCGACAGCCGCCTTAGCGCTTTCCCAGGCAGAGGAGACATATGCAGTCAGCCTTCCTGGAAGGTCTGAAAACCATTGGATGATTCCATCTACAGCCTGAGATCCCCAGGAGGATGCTTCGGAAATAAATGTACTTCCTGCCGATTCACATGATACAAACACACTCATAACGTCATCCGGCAGTTCTTCGATAGCCTGTATGGTTCTTCCCGGAAGCTGCATGAACCATCCTACAATAGCCCCGACAGCATAGCCTGCATAATAGGGCAGATGTGTTATTACCTCTCCCACGGTATCTACTGCATTGGAAGCAGTGGTTTTGATTGTTTCCCATCCGTTTGAAACGAACGCGGTAACTGTATCCCAATTTTTATAGAGCGCATATCCCGCCGCAATTAATGCTATAATCCCCGCTGTTACAAGACCGACCGGATTAGCCATCATTGCAACATTCAATCCGACTTGAGCTAATTTTACCGTTTCAATCACACCATGCATGGCGAGCATAGAGAATTTGTATCCATCTACTAGGAGCCTTGCTGTTTTAACAATTCCGATAAATCCTGCAAGCCCTGCGGCGAACTCAATCGTGCCTTTAATCAGCCCCGGATGTTCTGACGCAAGTTTTGAAAGGCTCCCTGCAAACTTGGCAGCGGCATCGCCCGCATCGGCCAATGCCGGAAGCAGTACTCCTCCAATAGATATCTCCATAGATTCCATGGCGCTCTGAAGCCTTGTCATGGCACCTTTTGCATTGTTTTGCATGGTCTGTGCCATCTTCTCAGCAGCACCGTCGGAATCCTGTATGGACTTCACCAATTCCTCGAACGTCCCCGGCGCTGAATTCAATACTGCCAGCCATCCGGAAGCTGCTTCCTGCCCAAAGATGGCTTTTGCTGTCGCAAGCTGCTCATCTCCGCTGAGCCCTTTCATTTTTTCTCTCAGCTCCGTCAGGATGCGGGTCATTTTCTGTGGTCCTTCTACGTTCCCTGCTTCAATGCCAAGAGATTCCAAGGCCATGGTGGCTTCCTTCTGTTCTGCAGTCAAGTCCTGAGCAGAAAGTCCCAGCTGGTTTAATGCATCAGCCGCCATTTTGGGTGGCCCGGCAAGCCGTAGAAAGCCTGTTCTCAGAGCTGTACCAGCCTGGCTGGCTTTGATGCCGGAATTTGCCATCAGGCCGGCCAGCGCTGCCGTTTCTTCCATGGATACGCCAAATGCATGAGCTACAGGAGCCGCATATTTCATGGTATCCCCCAGCATTTCCACATTGGTATTGGTCTTCGTAATCGTAACGGCGTAGACATCTGCCATATGAGAAGCCTGCTCTGCGGACAGTCCGAAGGCCGTGAGGTCATCGGATACGATATCCGCCGTCCTTGCCAAATCTGTTCCGCCGGCAGCAGCCAGGTTTAAAAGCCCGGGCATGCCCTGCATGATCTGCTCCGCATTCCATCCGGCCATACCCAGATAGCTCATGGCGTCAGCTGACTGGGTGGCGGTAAACTGTGTCTTTTCTCCCAGTTCCCTGGCAGTCATGGTCAGTTTTTTCATATCGTCTGACGTGGCGTTGGTAATAGCCCCTACTTTTGACATAGCCGCCTCAAAGTTAGCTGATGTCTGGACAAGCCCTACTAATGGAGCAGCCAACGTTCTGACAGCGAAGCCAAATACCAACAGCGATTTGGTGGAGTTGCTGAGATTCAGCATGGCGCCCATTTTCTCCTGCACCATGCCTCGGATTCTTCCTCGTTCCGCCTGAAGGGCTTTCAGCTGTCCAGAATAAAATTCTTTCCCGGTATCGTAGGTTCCCTGGCTGATGACCCCCTGCTTGAATCCATTGCGCAGCTGTTTGATAACTGCATTAGTTTCTCTTGTCTTTTGGCTCAAGTCCGCCAGCTGCTGCTTTGCCTGCCCTGTCATGTGTGAGAAGCTTGGGTCCAACAGCCCGTTAATAGCAAAGGAGAAGTTAATAGTCTTTCCCATAGGTTACCTCCTTCCCGGAATCTGCTATAATATAAATAAAGGGGGTGATTCATATGTCTGCTATCTCTTTCGTCCTCGGATTATTAGCGTTTCTCCTCTTCCTTTATTACATTATGATGGGATTATCCTATATTATCGGCATAATATTAGGTGTTTCTATTTTGATTCGAAATTGGTTGAAACCATACTACCTGAGAATCAAATCCTACTTTTTCCCTCCCGGGTTAAAGTTATGAGTTGTCAAGCCGGCCTTTTGGCCGGCTTTTATTTTGTGGCATTGAATCTTTCAAAACTTTCAACCCATGTAATCAGTCTGTTGAGCGGCATTGTCATCCAGTATCCCACAGGTCCAAGTCCGTTTAAGGATAGCCCTATGCAGATTTCTCGGATTTGTTCGGCGGCTCCTGTTTTTCCTCCGAACCCCCTCCTAGTAAAAAACCTCCTACGTCTCCTGTGATTGCGGCGTATTCCTGGATGTTCAGCTCCAGAATATCTTCCAGTGGAACTTTATAGGCTCTTGCGGCCACCGCCGCATAAAAGCGTCTGGATGTCATGATATCCAGGCTCTTTTCTCCATCCATTCTTGCCTGTTCTTCCGCAGCTGTGAAATCCTCACCTGTCAGCAGTTCCAACTTCTTGGCAAGCTCGTTTTTCTTGTACATTTTGTATTTCATAAACCCTTACCTCTCTTCCATCAGTTCAGGCCCAGAGCGTCGCGCACATCTGCCAGGTAGTCTACGCCGCCAATATTGGCGATATAGTTGTACTTGTCCAGTTCGATTTCGGTCTTTCCATCAATTGTGAGTTTGATATAGTCGCATTCCAGGGTAAGCTTGGTATCCGTGGTAGCACCCACATCCAGTTTCCCAAGGTCATCGGTTTTCGGTACGCCTCTCACCACCAGCTTGAGCTTCTTCACCACATATTCGCCGGTAGAGGAATCATAGACCTGCTGCGCACCGCGGATGTCCAAATGATGTCCCTTTGGTGAAGCCAGGGTAATAGAATCCTTGTCGATGGTCCTGAAGTTGATTTCCACTTCCGTGGAGCTGTAGTGCCCCAGAACGGGGGAATCAATTTCCCCCGCGATCCCGGCGCCCTTCACCGTCTGGGTCATTGCATTCAGCTTAGGAAGAGTCACGTCGGCAGACCCTACTAAATCCGCACCATTGTTGTAGACGCGGAAATTAATCAGTTTTTCCGGTACATTCATTTATTTCTCCTTCCCTTATGCAAAGAGCGACTTAAAATAATCCACGTCCATTTCGATAACGTTGTCGATTTCCTTTGCTGGGAGTGGCGGCGTGAAATAGGTGTGGAACTTGATTTTTCCATCCAGAAGGCTGGTAGTCGGGTTCTCACTTTCGTTGAACTCAATCCTGGCTCCCAGCAGTTTCTGTGCGGCCACAAGACCATTCAGACGGATGTTTTCGGAATCAATGACCGTTTCAATCAGCCTCTTATTCGTCGGGCTGTCCACCTTGCTCCAATATGTCTGGATAAAGGTAGCGGCATGCCAGTTGAACATTCTCCGGCTGGAGATGAAGCGGTCTTTTGCATCGGTATCCGCCGGATAGCAGGCCGTATTATTTCCCCAGCTCTTCCAGCCTCCGATGAAATTCAGCGCTGTAATGATGCCCTGGCCATTAAGGTAGTTGGCTTCTTCGGGAGCCATGACCACTTCTGTACCATCTTCCAGACAGAGCCCTTCCATCTGCATGGACTTGTTAGATGGGGAGATATAAGGCACATCATCTTCATCGGTGCTGTCGGTGGCGGCAATCACGCCCAACATGTGGGTGCTCATGTGGTAGATGAAATCTCCCATCTTTACCATAGGCCAGCATGCCACTTCGTCCACGCCGGTATAGTTATGCTGGTTCTTCCAGGAAGAAGCGTCTGTGTATTTCTTGACTTCAGATGTGGGAATATCTGAAAGCAAGATGACCTTGAAATGTTCGTTGATATTCCCTGCTTTTGCCTTCATGATGGCTTCCACGGAAGGCTTATCTGTCCAACCGGGAGCCAGCACGATGCCGGGAACAAGTCCTGTGATGGGGAATACCTGGTTCAATGTTTCCAGTCCCTTCTTCTTCCCGGTAGATACATCCACGCCGCCGATGATATCTTCTTCCGTGACTGCGGAGGCATCTACAGCAGAGTAATCAATGACTGCGGTTTCCGCATCCTTGAGAGCACCTCCGGAAAGGGCAGTGATAATCAGCTGTTCATCATCATCGTATGCCGCCTCGTAGTCTGTCCCTTTTACAAGCGGCTGTCCCGCTTCTACTGTCTTAACCTTCAGTGTATCCAGAAGCACCGGATCAGTCACAACTGCCGTACGGTCTGTGCTGAACGTGATTGCCTGATTGGTCTTATCCTGTTTATGCTTTGCGGGGTCAAGCACATTGACAAGTACCACCGGCGCCCTGTTATAAAGGGCAAACATGCCATATACCGCTTCGCAGAGGGTATATTTCTTCCAGTCCTTGGAATAGCCGAACTGCTTCACCGCTTCATCGTAGGTGTAGCAGAGCACCGGCTTATTGGCTTCCGCTCTGTCGGATGCCAGATGTACAGGCGCCGTACCGAAAATAACCGGAAGCCCTGCAGTCGTGTTCACTGGCGGAATCACACTTGTAGGCACTTCACTGGTATATACGCCATGTTTATAGGCCATAATTAAACCTCCTTGCAACGCTTTGCGTAAATATTGAGAGCCGTCCCCGGTTTCTTGGCAATCTTCATGGTTTCCACGTATCTGTCCGCCGGAACCAAAAGATTCTTGAACCAGGGATGCTCCTTTATGATCTCATTCACATACTGGGGGATTCCTCCGATGAACACCGTTGCATGCAGCAGTCGGCTCTTCGAAAGGGAGGGCCCTACGTAAATAATCCTTTCCATCAGAAATCAAGTCCTTCCTCCACTGGCTGGGCAATGGTGTAGGCGGCGTTAATCCTCCCCTGCCACTGCGGATAGGGCTGAGGATTGACTAGACTTCCACTCATGGGAAGCACCAGCCTGTTCCTATTCTCCAGCGTTCTTTTGCGGAGAAGTGCCTGCCGCACATGCTCCATGAGATTAACCAGCGCCCTGGAACCCTCCTGGGGATCCTCGTCGCAGATTGAAAATCCGATTTCCACTTCCGCGGTCCCCAGTTTATCTTCATCATCATGAAATTCGGTTACCAAGCAGTAAACAAAGGACGCTGTCTCATCGGATGATGTCTTTACAGGAGGGTATCCGGCATACACAACGATTGGAAATCTTTTCGTTTTCTGCTGCTGATCGTAGCCTTTGACTACTTCACGGATATAATCCGCCAGATTTTCCATAACTTCCTGCAGAATCATAGTCAGCCTCCAAAGCCTTTAAACCGATAGGTCACTTCATGAAGAAATCTCTGATTTAGATAGTCTTCCACATCCGGAAGAATGGCGCTTACACCTTTGTCATACCCAACCATCTGCGGGGCCGATGGGCCCGCAGGAATAGTAAGCGGATACCGGGCGGGCTGCTTTCGGTGGAATATATGTCCCTGCTTGAACAGTCCTTTTACAGGCTTTAGGATGCCATTCCTCAATACGCGGGCACTGGCACGTTTCGTCCGCGGAAATCGCGTCTGGAAATAGCTCAGCGGCAGTGGGTGACCGGATGATTTCACAATGCCTGTCATACTTCCTGCTCCCGCCTTAAGAAGTCGAATGCTCCCCTTGAGCGGACCCGGTTTGACTACATACCGTTCCTTTGCCTTCTCCACCAGCCTTTTTCTGGCATGAGGCAGTGTACGGTTGATAGCAGCTGAGGAAGCCGCCCTTACATTGACCAGGGCTCCGCTTAGAAGCTTGTCAGCAATCTGGAGATTCTTCTCATCAAGATGAATTTCCATCATCGTTCATTCGCCACCAGTCCGATAGTAAGCATTCCCATGTCCTCCTTCACCGTGTCTACAAGATAATTCTTATCGTCCACGCTGAAAAGCTGTCCGTATACCGGGATTTCGGGCAGTTCCCCAGCCTCTACGTTGACTACAAGGTCATCGCCATAGAGTTCCGGATATGTTTTGTGCATGCCTTCCCCGATGGAGAGAGCCTGTACAGCAGCGCTGTTCTGAAGGATGCACTGGCAGTCAGCTCCATTCAGATTGTGCTTCTCTCCAAATTCATCCATATTGAGGAATACGTCCTTGTTATCCGCCGCCACCATATCCTTGAAGGCACTCATTTTCGTTCCATCGCCTTTGAATCAGGAGCGGGAAGTTCTTCACCGCTCTCTTCTTCCTCTTCCGGGGAGCTGTCCGCCGGAGAATCGATTTCCTCCATGGTCTTGTTCGCCGGCGCTTCCACCAGGCCTGCGCCGAAAAGCTTCTGCGCGGCCGTCTTTGGAAGATGGGCAACTTCACCTGCGTGGTACAGTTTTCCCTTGTAGGAAATGTACCCTTCTTTCACCACGACGTCCATAATCAGGCTCCTTTGGTATTAATCACTGCCCAGTCGTCCACAAATTCAGGCGCCAGCACGCATCTGGAGTACATTGTGAGCTTCAGTTCCTGGTCGCCTTTGTTTGCGTAGTAGTACGGTACATAGGGTGCAATGTAGGTCTGGAAGCCGTCGCCCGCATCGTTCAGCAGGGTTACGGCGCCATGAAGCTGGCGGCCTCTTCCCGGTACGGCAATGATGGCATCATCATCCGGAATGAACGGTTCCGCTTCTCCTTTGTCGTTCACATAGGTTTCGGTGTAACGGTAGATTTCCAGGTTAAGGGATGTAATCTTGCCGATGTACTGCACCTGTGGGGAAAGGTACTGGGGCTGGATAGACATCATAGCCAGGTTATCCCTGTTCGGAACAGCCAGCATCTTCATAATGCTGTCATTGTTCAGCATGTAGCTGTCTACGTTCTTTCCGATGACCATGATGGTCGGTACCATACCGGCATTTTCCTGAATCTTTTCAGACATGCCCTTGATGTCATTATAGATATCCGCACCTGCGGCGCTCCATGCGGTGGCAGGAGTCAGTTTCTGGTCCCAGCCGTAGTCAATGGTATCGGAGATGGCAGTCTTACCGTCATCTGCGTAGCCTTCGATAATGTATTTGCCGGTAGTAAGCACTTCTGCCGCCATTTTATTCTTACGGTTAATGACCATGGCCTGAAGCTCTTTCAGGTCTTTTGCCTGCTGGCGGGCGGCACGCTCTGCCGGTGTTACAGTAGAATAAATGCCTTCACCAAAACCACGCTGAGAGATCTTGTCCGAATCCAGTGTAAATGCCGGGGCCATAAGGGGCGCTGCATAAAGATGTGTCTGGAAACCATCGCGTTCCATGTTGATGCCCTTTGCACCGCGCACAATCATAGGTGCCAGGCGGCGGGAACCTTTACGGGAATCTACCTGTACATACTTGGTGGCAGATACTTCCGGAATCTGCGGGAAGAAAGTATCCAGCAGAAAATGGGCCGGCGTTTTGAATCGTTCTACGGCGGCTGCAAGGTTGATAGTATCGTTGATGTCAATCATTTAAGAATCCTCCTTATTTCAGAGAAGTGAAAACAATATCGAACGGGCGAAGCTCGTCTTCATGCTTGTCTACGGTGTCGCCGCTTTCCACGATGATGGCTTCACGGTTGAAGCGGCCGCGGGTATAAACGGTGGCCATTTCTGCCTTTTCGTCCACATCACGGGCCAGTACATAGGAAGCGGTTTCCGCCGCTTTAGTAGCGGCGCCCTTCCCTGTTGTCATGGTGATGAGTGTGCCGCGCTTCATGGCAGTGCCGGCAGTAATCGGGATGTTCTTTGTCAGGGTAGTAATTTCAGGCCCTGCCAGAAGATTGTCCTCTTTGATGTCGTATTCGGTATGAAAACCCATGGTATCCTCCCTTCCTTAACCTTCATTTGCAATAGCTACGATTTCATCAACTGCCGCTTTTGTCCTTACAGTCTTATCTGCAATTCCGTTCTGTGGCATGGCACCCACGCCTGCGGCGCCGGAACTGAGCTGGTCTGTAATAAGCTTTGTGATTTCATCTACAGTGAGAGATGTCTTTTCAGCCGGCTTCGGTACAGCATTCATGGCATCCACAAAATTTTTGATGGATGCAGCGGTGTTTCCGTTGTTTTTGGCAGCTTCTACCAGTGCATTGACATAGAGGTTATCCCCTTTTAATGCATCCAGCGTCTGGATACGTTCCTTTTCCTGGTCATCCACAGACTTTACCGGCGCCTGCGGCTTGGATTCCTGCTGGGCACCAATGCCCAGCTTTGCCAGTACGTCCTTGATCTGGTCAATGACGTCGTTTTTACCTGTTTCCTGTTCCACGTTCTTTACCTGTCTCTTTCCGGTCATCATTTTGACCAATTCTTCCTGCCGCGCTTTGATATGCGGCATTGAAATTCCATTCACCACTACTACCCCATCATTCAGGGCGGCATTAACTCCGAAATCATCCACTTCATCCACGAATCCATTCCCCAGAGCCTCCTCTGAAGTCATCCATGTTTCACTGTCCATCATGGAGCGGATTTCATCTTCGGTAATTTTTCCCTTTGTTTTCGCCAGATAGACATTTACGATGGAAGCTTTTGTACTGTCCAGCATATCTGCTGTTTTTCTTAGCTCATCAGCCTCCGCCACATCGTCCATATAGCAGGCGGGGTTATGAATCATGAAAAGGCTGTTTGCCGGCATAATGATAGATTCCGCCGCACATGCTACCACGGTGGCTGCGCTGGCACATACTCCGTCGATGTGGGCGGTTACCCTGCCCTTGTAGGCTTTCAGCAGGTTATAAATGGCCTGCGCTTCAAAAATATTCCCGCCCGGTGAATTGATGCGGAGGTTGATGTTTTTCCCTCCACATGAATTCAGGTCTTCTGCAAAGGATGTGGATGAGTTCTTCCCGGGAAAATAACTCCCGTCGCTCTGGATTTCTCCATAAAGCAGAATGTCTACCGTATCATCATCGGCAGCACTGTTCCTGATTTCCCAGAATTTCTTATTTCCCATTGGTATCACTTCCTTCTTCCTCTATTTTCCCGGCCAGTACTTCCGGATTGCCCAGTCTCAGGTTGTATTTATCAATCTGAGACTGCTCATAGGCAAGCTGTTCCAGATTTTCCTCAAAATCGCTGGACGTCATTTCAGCCGCTTCCCTTTCCCTGGTGGAAAGTCCGTAGGTAACGCGAAGTGCGCTGCCGTTTACGTCCTTCACGGGGTCCAGGATACTCATTGACGGCCCGAACCATTCCGCCTTTGACCAGGCTCTCCTGATTTTGGGATCTTCAAAGAATCCGGGCGCTTGGATTCTCCCCAGTGCGATGGCTTCTACGAGCCAGTTTTCATATACCGGCTGGCAGAAATCACTGGCAAACCACTGGCGCCGGGTCTTGAATTCATCCCGCGCCTGCAGAAGAGCCGCCCTGGATGCCGCATAGGAGGAATTGAAGTTCTTGAATAGTACTTCATAGGGGATGTTTACCCCTGCGGCAATGCCTTTTTCCAGATGTGTCATGTACGAATCGTAGGCACTCTGCGCATTGGCACTGTCCACCGTCTTCACGTCCACCCCTTTGGGGAGGGAATTCAGCGTTCCAGGGCCCAGTTTATAGGTCTTGGTGTCAATGGTTCCATCATCCTCCTCATCCCCCTCGTAAGTGGATGGAAGCATATCGGAAAGGCTGCTGCTTCCCGTGGTGTTGATAAAGAACACGGACAGGAAGCTCCGGATGATGGCTGATGTCAGCTCTGCAGAGCAGTATCTGGATATTTCTTTCAGATTCTCCAGCACCGGCGCCAGATAAGGCACGCCCCTGTACTGTTCCGCCCTGGTATCGTGACAGATCTGAAGGATGTTAGGCATTCCGGTCAGCTCTCCGAAGGCTTCCACCCTTTGCCATACCGGATAATCGCCTACGTTCACTAAATCACCGGGCACCTTGTTGGATACCCAGAAAGCTGTCATGGCTCCGTCCCTGTCTACCTCCACGCCGCTGATGATGTGGTTCCCGTTATCCGGGTTTATCGTCTCTACTCCGTAGTTGGAAATAGTCTCAGCCATGGACGCGCCAATCGGATTGCTTACCCTGTTGCCTTCAATGAGCTGGATGCGCAGACTGTAAGGGGAAAGCGGTGTGGCCTTTTTCCGCCGGAACAGTGCAAAGCTGTCTCCGTCTGTAAGATAGGTGGCGTAGGCAATATTCTGGAGGTCGTAGAAATTATTCCGTCTGTGCATGTCGCACTCGGCCGTTCCTGCCCAGATATCAAACTCCGCGGCCGTATTCCGGCACCATTCCCTCGCCTCTTCTGCCGTAAGCCCCAGCCTTTTGTAGGAAATACGCGGGAAAAGTTTGAGCCCCGCTCCAACTGACTGCATGACGCTTGTCACGATGGCAGCTGAACCGATGGGCGTATTGATTGACTGGTCCGCCGCACGGTTCCTCAAGGTTACCAGGTTGGCGTCGATATCGCTTTTGGAAGAAAGCCGCTTCGGCTGCCAGGTTCTCAGAGAATCCTTCTGCAGCGAAGCCCCGCCCTCTGAATACCCGCTGTTGGTAGGCGAGCGAATCCGCTTATTCCTGATACGTCTTTTTCTTCTCATAAGCTCCCTCCTAATCCATCATGATGACCCGCCGGGCGGCTCCGGCCGGCTTTGCTTCATAGCCGTCAATGGTGGCACCGCCTGCAATGAGGTCATCAATGGCATTGCGGATACTTGTTAAATTGGCCCTGGTCAAGGTGCGGTTTCCGATTGTATAGGACTGTCCCATAAGGACAGCTTTCTCGGCTTCCAGATACCTTGCCAGCCGTTCATTCTGTATATTTTTAGCCACGGGCATCCTCCTTTCACCAAATGCTGCTGGTGCTGAATACATGCTTCTTTTTCTTTGGCTTTATACGTTTTACGGATTTCTTTTCTTCCGATACTCTGGCGCTCGCTCCTTCGGCTGCCAGCGCATCCAGATAAGGCTTGAGCGACTGGATGCAGGCAAGGTTGTAGTTGCGGAGGTCCAGCGGCTCATTCCTTACGCCCTTCGTGGGCTCCCAGATTTCCCGCAGCATCCCATTCCGCTTCACTATTTTCTTATGCTCCGATATCAGTCCTTTGAAATAGATATCATCATAGCCCCGCTGGGAGGTTCCTTCCATTTCCTCATCCATGGGAAAATGGAAGTATTTCGGCCCGGGTTCACGAATGGCCAGTCTGGCCATAATCATTTCCTTCCCGGCATCAACACCCAATTTCACCAGCGGCAGTGTGGCATCTTCGTTTTTACCCAGCTTTCTCGGAAGGAATGGATAATCAGGCCGGTTCATTCCTTTGACGGCAAACCGTCCGCGATGGAAATTGGCCCGGCAGTACGCATAGACGCTCTGCGTGTAATGGCCGCCGGAATCTATGAAGGTTCTTGCTACCCTGAGTCCCGTGCCGTCTTTAAACCGATATGTATGGTTCAGAATACCGTCAAGCGTCTTCCAGGTAAGAGCAGAATCCGGAGGCCCCAGGATGATTCCCTTTCTGATTCCCCAGCATTCTTCTTCCGCTCCCCAGCCGCATACCTCATATTCCAGACGATTATCCTGGGTGTCTACAGCGCATGTCACAATAAGCACGCCTTCCGGCAGTTCTGCGCCATATTTCTCGCGTCGTTCCAGAAATTCATTTTCATCATCCGTATCGAATGTTCGTGGCAGTGAATATGATTCTCCGAAGCGCGTATTGGTAACAACCTTCTCCCTTTCCGGATCTCCCTTGGCCTCCAGCCATTCCCTCATGATTTCCGGCCAGGTTATCCAGGGCGAAGAAAAGGCATTGAGGGAAAACGACCGGCAGCCGTTGGCCATGGCTTCCGGATTGGTAACCACGTATTTCTGCGGCGCCTGCTTCATCTGCCGCTCTGTAAATTCAAAGCCGCAGCAGGGGCACCGCCATTTCACCGATTTTACGATGTACGTTTTCTTTCCGATTTTCCCTTTGATTTTCTTCGCGTCCGCATTCATGTCGGAGTACTTCAGCTTGCACCATTCACCACAGTTAGGGCATCGGTGCCGCCATTCCTCCATTGTACCGGCCTCATATTCCACGTCGATACGGCTGGCCCCTTCGTTGGTCGGAGTGGAGAAGAGCCCCATGACGCGGTTCCAGTAAGTCGTCATTCGTTTGGCTGCCAGGTCTATCGGGTCACCTTCCGTTCCGGCCGATACCGGGAAGCGGTCTACTTCATCGCATAAAAGGATGCGGATAGGGCGGGAAGCAAGGCCCGCCGGTGAGTTAGCTCCACCCATAACCAGGCGTCCGCCGGGAAAAATTTTGGAAAGAATGGTGTTGTTACTGTCCCTGGTTTTCACATCCACAAACAGCCTGGTCAGTACTTTGGTATCACGAATCATGAGCGCGATGCGCGACTTGGAAAAGTCCTGCGCCATTTCAATCGTCGGCTGAATCATCATTATGGTGCATGGATCCAGATGGGCAAAGCGGCCTATCACGTTGTTCATGATGTCCGACTTCCCCACTTGGGCGCATGATTTGACCACCACCCGATGGATACCGGGCTGTGTGAAGGCATCCATAATATCTTTCTGATAGGGAGCCCGGCTGGTTCTCCATCTGCCAGGCTCCGCAGACGTACTGGAAAGAACTCGGTAAGTATCTGCCCATTCGGAAACGGAGGTCTTTGGCAGCGGCTTCAAGCCATGTTCGGAAACATACGTCCATAAGGCTTTAGCCGACTTCATCTCCATCGTCCTCCTTATCCTCAATCTCTTCGTTGAAGAGGTCCGGCGTATATGACGCCAGCTCCGACAGCTTTTCCTCGATTTCCCTGGTGGTTGTTGTATAGATTTCTTCCTTTGACTTTCCTTCAAGCACTGGCGCCAGCTTACTGGGAAGGCCAAGCAGCTGTGTTCGAATGTTGGACGCCATTTCGGTCATCACATACTCCACCACTTTGGCTGAATATGCATTTTTCTTCATTTCATCCAGCTTCAGCTCAGCGATTTCCCGCTTTGCTTTCTCATGCTTGGCCCGCTCTTTATCGAAATCGACTTCCTCGTCTTCTACCGCCTGTTTCTTCATACGGCAGTAGGCTTTTATGCCTTCTACCAGGAGAGGAGATCCCGTTTCATCGATGGGAAGCGTGCCTTCCTTAATCATCTGATTCACTCGTGGTGTAGAAATCTTCAAAGCCCTGGCCATCTGTGACTGAGTTGCCGTCACATGATTGATGTCCTTCGAAATCTTCTGCCGACTTAATTTTTGCGTACCGGATTCTGTTATTTTGTTTTTTCTAATTACTGGCAAACAAAATCCCTCCTTTAAAAATTAATTAAGCTCTGAAAATTTTTCACACCTAGACGGCTTTCGGGGTCTCGCACGCGACCGCAATGGGCGTCCTTCCGCCGCAGAACCTACCCTGCACCGGCGGCACGCAAAAAGGACGGGTGCTGGCCGTCCTTTGGATGCTTTCCGTGTTGTCCTTCCATTACCAATCAACCAACGAAAAAACACGAGCCTATCGACATCAGCTCGTGCTCTTACGTGAAAACCCTGAATATAGAAGGAGGTGACAACCGTGTGCGATGAACTCTTCCTTCAATCTCACACTATCATTATACCCTATCATTTACTCTATTTTACTATACTCTTTCAGTCACTCTGTTTTCATCATCCTTTTGGCCCGTTCCGGATTCTTTTTGACGATTTGTGAAAACTCGCGAATGATTTCCCATTCATCGTCAAAGGCCCGAAGCTGTCTCTGCTTCCGTACGCCCTTCGCAGAAACGCTGCCCACCGGTCTTCCGGCGCCTTCCCTTTTACCGCCTCTCACGTTTCTTCACCACCCATCCGTAGAAATTCACCGCCGCCAGGACAACCATCGTAATCAGCAGCAGGCAGTCAAGGGCATGTAGATTATGGAAATCCACAGTCCTCAGCGCCGCCAGATTGCATGCCAACAGAATGATAAGAAACCATTGCCCCATCGTTTGTCTTGAATTATTACTCATTGCCTTAGCTCTCCTTTCTGTATTCTCTATATTATAGCCTTTTATTGTTTCTTTGTAAATACATTTTATCTATATTCGCCCCATTTAAAAAGCAGACTGCGGTGAGGCGGTCTGCTTTTCTCATGCCTTTAGTTGAAATCGGATTCTCTGAGGAATGGTTCCAGGTCCACCAGTGCTTCACCATGGATTTTGTAGATGTTCGACTCTGCAAAATTCATCTTCTCAGCGATGTCGCCCCATCGCTCGCACTGAATGTACCGCCTCCTGAGAACTGCCCGCCGGACTCCATCTTCTTCCTTGCTTATGAGTTCTTCTCCCCTGTTTCTCTTTTCGATAAGCTCCAGATAGGCCTTATTCACCTTGGCATGATAGTTCTCCAATTTTTCCACGATTTCCTCCAGATTGGCGCAATGGCCGCTCTGTACCTTTTCGCCCATCTGGACGCCTCGAAGGTTATGTGCCTCAAACTCCAGCCGCCGGAGCTCTTCCTGCAGGGAAAGGTAATCGGCCTGCTGTTTTCGGATGGAGTTCAGAAATCCCTTCAGCTTCTCTATGTCTCCCCTCACCATTTCCTCCTTTGTTATTACCGGCGCCGGCCATTCACCATAAACAAGCTCAAAGTGAATGTGGCCCCAGTCACGCCTACGAATACTCCGAAGATGAACCACACTGCTCCCATTACTGCACCGCCTTCCTTGCTCTTGCCCTGGCCTGCGCTGTCCTGCCTCCTTTAGCCCGAAGTGCGTCCAGCTGCTTTTCTGTTCTTCGGATGGTCGGCGCATCTTCTGCTTTGGCTGCCTGGATTGCGGCAAGTACTTCTTCCATGGTAAGTCCATTCTGTTCCTGCCATCCATTTTCCATAAACTGCTTCATCAGTTCACGGTGCCTTGCCCTGGCCTCTGCCCATATGTGCTCTATGACCTGGTCATGCCATTTGGTATCCATGATGCCTTTCTTATCGGATTCAAGCCAGTACACGACTTTCAATGTGCTGCTGTATGGGCCCACGCCTTTGGATGTGATGACTTCCCTTTTCCGGTTCCCTTTGTACAGCCTTGTAATCATGGCCTACCTCAGCCTCCATTCATCTGCCATCAGGATTTCTATTTCCTTGATTTTCTCCTTAAGTGCATCCATATCAGCGCGGTCGAAGTAGCCGCCCACCACTGTACCAGTGCCCTCCGTTACCTCACGTAGCCCGTGGATAAAGGTCCCCACATCTGCCCAGCAGTCTTTGATGTGATCTTTCCGCCGGAGAATAAAATCATTTTCCGCATTGATTTCGTTAATCCGGTTTTCCAGGCACATCCATGCTGATGCGGCGCCGCAGGCAAAGGATACGGCTATGATTATCAGCTCATCGGTGACTTCCATAAAATTACCTCCTAATCATCAGCCTGCCCGGCTGCGTCCGGCAAGTCATCAGGTAAACCCACATGGACGATGATGCACTTCATCCATGGCAGTGACTTTATCCATTCATCAACCGCCTTGTCATAGTCCGCATTGTCCATGTCCTCCCATTTCTCCAGAAGCTCTTCCGGTGCCTCGTCTCCTACGAAGGATTCGCTGTCGTCCTCCACTTCTGAAAGAGTCGAGCAGCGACGTGCTCCATTCCAGATGGAATCTACCCTGGCATTTGTGATTTCACCTATCCAGTCCATGTATCCTACATCTAATGCCACGACTTCATAATACACTTCGGCAAAAATAGGAAGCGTAGGATTTTCTTTTGCAAGCTCCAGCAGCTCCGGAGCGATATTCCATTTTAAGCCCGTCATTTTATTCATTATTCGCTATTCCTCCGCTTACATAATCCTCAATGTACTTCTTAAGAGCCAGCCAGTCTTTCACATCACACTCGTCGCATAAACGCTTTTCGCTCTCTGCTTCAGCGATGTCGGTGTAGATAGTATGGACGTCATTTCTCTGCAGATAGGGCAATACGTGTTTGATGTAATTCACTGTGTCCCATACGATGTAAGTTCTTCTGCCCAGTGCATACCTTACGGCAGATACCATCATTTCGCTGAATCTTTCATCACATGGCACCGAGACTGACTGCATGGCGTCAATCGGGCTGCATGGAATATGTTTCTTTGCTGGTCTTTTTACCATCATTAATCACCTGTGCTTCCCATTCCGCCTTCCCTCTTTCCGCCGGAAATATCATCATCGGTCAGAAAGTAGGAAAGAAAAATACCCTGTCCTATCTTGTCGCCTTCTTTTACCTCAAGCGGTTCACTGCCATTGTTTGTGAAGGCGAAGGCAATGTTCCCATCGTTATCAACGTTTCCGTAGTAGTCGGAATCAATCACTCCCACGGCGTTTGGAATGGATACATGCTTCTTGAATCCCCAGGATGACCGCTCGAAGAGAAGAAGCACATTATCTTTTGGCATCTTTGCCTTTACCCACGTCTTAACAAATACTGTCTGCCCTGGCCCGATAGCAAATGGATAGGGTGCAAAGAAATCATATCCCGCTGAGCCATCCGTGCTCCTTTCCGGAAGTCTCACTGAAAATGGACAATCCTTCACGACTTCAAATTTTCTCATGTTATTTCCTCCCTTCAATACTATCCCTTTATTTCCACTCCGGCCTCGTCCTTCAGGACTTTTGCCATCTCATCAATCCGGACATAACCTTCTTCGTAGCATTTGTAGGTGTCCATACACAAGTCGATGAATCTTTCCACCCTGCCATTCTTCTTCATAAGCTCACCATAATGGTCATAGATAACCATGGCCGGCACCGCCAGCATGAGGTTGAATGCCATTTTACATCCTTTCTCTGTGGCTTCTTCTTTCATTCGGTCAATGTCAGACTGCTTTATGGATACCATGGGATCTTTCTTTTTGATTCCCAGTCTCCACCTTTCCTGCCTATTCATTTGCTTTCCCTCGCAATCTCTTTTACCGCTTTTCCTTTCTGCTCCTCATATTTCCTGCCTGTTCCTTCGTAAAAACCATTTCACATGGGCAAAAGCTGGTTTCGCAAGGCAAGAATCCAGGCTCACACCCGTATTCCTTCTTTTCCCTCCGTAGGATGGCAGCATTCTTGAACACTCTGTCCAATTCCCATTCCAACCAGCCTGAGCTTTTCTGCTTTCTGGTATAAAGCGTCATTCCTCTTTCTTTACGCAGATTTCTCCACTCTTCTCTTGTCATTTCTTACCTCAGCTTGTCTCTCAATTCCGGAGGCACGCAGCCGGAAAGCATGAGTTCTTCCGTGCCCGGCTTCCTGTCCTCAAATTCACTGGCGTACTTTTCCTTCCCGGCAGCATCCACCTTGCGCATCCCGCGGGAGCGATTCTGCTTCATGGCTTCTTTTATGCGTCTTCCCTGTTTGCTTTCCATGGCTCACCATCAGAAGGGAATGTCTTCGCCTTGATTGCCCGCCGGAAAGGGAACATTTCTTTGTCCTAATGGAAGGTTTTCCTGCTCCATTGGCGGCTTCTCCGGTCTGGCTTCTCCAAACTGTCCGAAGTTTCCGTGGTTTCCTCCCTGCTGGCCTCCGGAGTACTGTCCATTGCCATAGGACTGCCCATTGTTGGAAGGAGCCTGCAGATAGCTGCAGATAGTTTCTGCCACCACTTCGGTAACATACCGCTTTGTGCCATCCTGGGCGTCGTAGGAGCGGGTTGAAATACAGCCTGCCACGAAGACGCGGCTTCCTTTCTTGAGCTCACTCCTCACGGCTTCCGCCAGCGTTCCCCATGCCACGATGTTTATCCAGTCTGTGAGCTCTCTCTGCTCTCCCTGTGGCGTGGTGTAGATGCGGCTCACCGCAATGGAGAAAGACGCTACCGTCTTTCCCGTTCTTGTAGCACGAATGATGGGATCTCTCTCCAGGTTTCCTAAAAGCTGTACTGCATTCATTTCATTTTTCCTCTTTCTGCAAACAAGCTGCTTTCAAAAATACTGTCCAACGCGTGCTCCCCCGCTTATCGCCCAGAAGCGTTCTGTTCTGAACAATTCATTTCATTTCCTCTCCTGCCATGACAAAATTTCCATCAGATTTGCCAGATTGGTCCTTCTTGATTTCGTAGGCTTTAGCGTACGGCCTCCCAGCTCCTCGCTTCCATTGCCATAGATGTACATGAGGGCGATGGCGGCCAGTCTGGCATTGGAAATATTCTTTTCTCTTTCCGCCGCGTCCTGCACTTTGATTTGTGATTCTTCCCTTTCGATGTTCATTTTTTTGCCTCCTTTTTTCTAAATCCGAAGCGGATAGTTTCTTCTTATGTCCGTCCGGATCATGGTGTATGTCTGGTATGGGTAGCCTTCTTTTCCGAAGGTGTCCCGCTGGCTGTCTTTGATGATTTCATAGCCTTTGAGTGGCTTCGGGTTTTCGGACCACCATCCGGCATAGATGATTTCCACTTTCTCCTTTGGTTTTCTCAGGTTACGGCTGGTGGAGTACCGGTGCTTGAAGATGGGTTCTCCCTTCTCCCTGCCTTCCACTCCGTTCTTCACGATGTAGGCGGCAAGCTGGCTCCAGTTGTGGGAGCGGTCCAGGTGACGGATGTTCACCCGGGGAAACGGGCAGGCTGCGGTGCCCACGGTGTCCTGCCATGCTTTCTCTATGGCTGCCTCCGCTCCGTCGAAGTCCTTGTTCAGAACCATGTGCAGATGAATCCCACCTTTGGCCCCGATGGATCCTGTCTTGATACTTTTCACTTCTTTTTCATGCTTCCTGTAGATTCGCTTCACTCTACGCATGAAACGGTCCACGTCCTTCCTCACCTCCTCTGCTGACTTTCTTGTCTTGGCCGGATAGGTGAAGGTACACCACAGGTCATCGGGATTGAAGTTCTCCTCCAGCAGACCATATACTTTTCTCTCTGCCCTCTTGTTCTGCCAGCGCATGACCTTTTCTTCTGTGGAATGGATTCTCACTCTGTGCTGGTCCTTTGTCCCTATCCTCCCTGATATGTATTTATCAATCGTGATGGTAGGTCCTGCTATCATTATCTTTTTCACGTAAGCAGGTCCTTTTTTGTAATTCGTACTACGTTTCCGCATCCCTGCACCCCTCAAACGATTCTTTTCGATGGTTCTTCATTTTCTCCGATGGCTCCGCAGTATATTTATGCAGAATGTCCTGAAAATGAATACCTTTAACTAGGACGCCAAGACGCCGCATACTTCATTTTTTTGGCCCAGCGTCATGGCTTTTTTATTCTTTTGTTCGGGGTGCGTTAGTGCTATACTATATATAGTGTTGTAGGGTTACACCCCTTTGGGCCCGCGCTTACCAGAGCGCCGGGCCCTTTTTATATCTGTGCAGGCATGCATAGTATCCTCCGGTCCAGTGTCCATACCTGCATTTTTCGCAGTGCCGATAGCACACGTTGCCATCTTTCAGCGGGCAGCGTACTCCGCCTCGTATTCCCTGGAAGCAGATACGGCAGATGAGCTCATCCTTTCCGGATGGCACCACCGCATCCAGGTCTGCCAGTATGGGCTGTCTCTTTCCCGCCCTTAGCCAGGTAACTCCTGTTTCCTCTTCGGCGCCCTGGATGGTGAGCCCTCTTCCGGCGTCGGTCATGAATCTTCCTTTCTTACCTGTCCACTGGATGGCGTCCACCGCCATGAGGCGCATGTCCTTCCAGGTGTTTCTGATTTCCACTTCCCCCGGAAGGACTTCCCCATTCCTGCCAATGACTGGGATGGTTTTCAGAATGCAGCCCACTTCGGCTTTTTCGGCAGGCAGCCGTTCCGCTTTTTCTTTTCCATTTCTTCTTCGGCTACTCTGTAAAGAGCTTCCAGCTCTTCCCTGTGCTCGTTTCGCCATTTCTCCACCTCCCCGCAGGAAAGGTAGGACAGGAATTTCGCTTCCAGTTCCTTTCTTTCCTTCCTGGATGCGCTGTGCACCCTGTCGTGCAGCTGGAAGGAAAGAAGGATCAGGTTCTCTTCCCTGTCTCCGCCTCCGTGGGATCTCCATTCAACGTGGTGAATCTGCCCGCCGTAGGCCGGCGGGAGTTCTCCGATGATGTTGAAATATTCCCTGGCCCGGGAGATGTATCCTTCCCTGTCCCGCACCAGGGCTTTCAGTTTTTCGTAATTATTCTTTGAAAGCTTGAACCTCCACAAAATGGCTCCTCCAATCCCGCATCATTTAGGCACGCCCCTCCAGATGGAGCTTTACCAGGCCTTTTCTTTCGGCATACGCTTCCAGGTCTTTCTCCGCTTCTTCCGGAGCCTTCCTTCTGGGCAGGGAGTTGATGGTTCTCCATTTCCCCTCTTTGGTCTTGTAGCTTCCCCGGTAATAGGCTTCTCCCCCTCTGAACCATTCCTTCACCACATACCTTTTCCCGTTGTCTTCTTTCCACATCTGATAAAACGGACTTCTCATGCTTCCTTCATTCCCTTCAGAAATTTATTGATGAAATACTGCTGCCCCTTGCCGGTCACCTTCACGGTCTTCGTTACCACGTTCACACCGTCGCCATTGATGTATGTACCTTCTTTGATTTTGAAAAGGCCCATTTCCATAGCTTTCTGTGTGGGCATATTGCAGGATGATCCCTGCTTGACCAGGTAACCTTTCTCCCGCATCCACGTGAAGAGACGGTTTTGCCCGATGTTGACTCCGTTGCCCCTGAGAATCTTCGCCAGCTCTCCAATGAGGATGGTGGAATGGGAAGCGGAAACGGCATCCGCAAAGATGGCCTTCGGTCTCATCTGCTCTTTGTCTGCCTCCAGCGCCTTGATTCTCTCCTTCTGCTTCCGGATGGTTCTCTCTCCAATCTGCAGCGCCCTGGCCATGATTTCCTCATCGCTCATGTCACTGGCCGCCGGAATGTAACCTCCGGTCTGCCGGATGGCTGGAAGCACTTCACTGGTTACCCAGTGCTTGAACTTCTTTGCGTTTGGCAGCTTGCTGGAGAGGATGAGGCTGTAGAGTCCACTTTCATTAATGAGGATGACTTTCTGCATTCCTCCAGGGGTCTGTATTTTACCGACCCCTTTATCTTCATCATCTACGTGGCTGCTGATTGCGTCTGCTGTTCTTTGATACTTCAAAATCTCAGCAATATCTTTCCCCACAAACCACGGATTCCCGTTCACAGAGACGGCTCGCACCTTCCCGAATTCCGGATTGTCAAAAATTCGGAGAATGCTCTTCGTGTTTTCCATGTTGTCCTCCTATCTGAAACTGGATGTTTCTACTACTATCAAAAGGAAATCAATGGGGAGCCTGATGGCTCAGGCCCTCCCTTCATTTTCTTTTGATGGCTCTTCATGCTTTATCCGGAGTTCCCTTGTTATCAGCTCCTCCGAGTACGTCCGGTTCTGATTCGATGATTTTCAGCACATGGATCCCGACTTCGGCTTCCATATACCCTATGGCATCCCTTAGGCTTTCGAAGGCCTTGTGAAATATAAGTTTTTCCCATTTCGGCTTTCCTTTTTTCTCGCCGCGAATGTACGGAGGCACCTGGAAGACTTGGAACCTTCCCCCTTCCAGCTCATTACATTTTTTCGGTGTCAGCAGGTCCGGGTCTTTCCATATCTCTGCCATGGATTCTTTCATGTCCCTTCTTATCATCCAACCCGGTTTCGGTGTGTGAAGCTGTACCAGGTAGTATTCCTTACCTGTCATGGCTCTTACCTTCAGCAAGAGTACTTTCCTATTCTCGATTTCTACGATTCCCATGTTTCCTCATTCCTGCTGCTCCCCAGCGGATGGAGCAGTCCCGGTGGCAGGGACGTATCTTTCCACCCTGCCACGTGGGCCGCGCCAGGCATTCTTCTCCCGGCACTATCTCTTTTCCACAGAAGCAACATATGTATGATTTCTTCTTACTTACTTTGCTCATAGGTGTTTTCTTCGTGATATAATAAATAAAACAGTTTTCCTTTAGGACTCTGACGTCTGGTACACGTCAGAGCCCTTTTCTTTTTGCCTCCATAATTGGGCAGTGCTTTGGCCCATCCCTAAGAAGGATTCCTGCCTCTACACGAAGCCTTTTCGGATTTACATCCATTTCACAGAATTTCTGAAACTGGCACAGGTCGCAGTTGGTTGATACTTCCATCTTCTTCGCCTCCCTTCATAATCCTTTCCTTTTGGCCTCTTTGATAGGGCAGTCTCTGGGCGTGGTCGCCGGGATTTTCCCGTCCGGTCTCATGCGGACGTAATGCATCGCCGCGCAGGTGTAAATGGGATGTCCGTTTTCCATGGCATATTTGCCGGAGCCTCCAATGCTTTTGGATTTGTGGCAAAAAAGGCAATTCCGGCACCGGAGAAGCTTCATTTCCGGGAGCTTCGGGCAGAGTCCTAGTCCGTCCTCATCAAATGGTAGGCGCTTGATTATATACCTCATACGGCATATTGTTTTGAACGGGCATTTTTCACAGTCTGTCAATACTTTCATCTCTCACACCATCCTCCTCACATGAATTACAATGAGCTGGCCCGGCTGGAGCTCCCCGGGGTCGGAAATATGGTTTTCCTGCATTGTCCGGTAAACCAGCTCCTGCATGTTGTCATAGTCCGACGCTACCCTGGCGCAGAGGCTCCAGATTGTGTCCCCCTGCTCTGCCTCTGTCCGGTACTCAATGAGCTCTGCGGGAGGCTCGTAAGCGTACACACCGGCAGCAATGGCCGCCGGAATGGCCAACGTGGTCATCAGTTTTCTCCAATTGATCTTCATAGTTCCATCCCCTTAGCCTGGTTCATCGCTCTCTTCGTCTTCATCGGGAAGTTTCAGCTCTGCTTTTACTTCATCCTCATATTCAAGAGCCTCTTCAATGGACATGACGCCCAGATTCGTGATGGTGTAGAAAGCGGTTTCAGCCTCATTGTTGAGGTCGATGGCGTAGAGTTCCCTGGCCTTCCATTCATCCACCTCTTTGGCGGTCAGTGTTTCAAGGCTCTTCAGGTAGGAAATCGAAATCCTGTCGGCCAGTCTCTTCTTCCGTTCTTCGTAGTCCCGAAGGATAAATTTTGCTCTTTCTTTCATTTCTTCCATTTTCATGTTGCTCTTCCTTTCTTTTATCTGTTATTACAACTTTTCATGATTCTTCCCCTGCTATAATGTCCATAGAAGGGAGGTGATACTTATGAACAAGAAACTTGTTTTGATGGGGCTAGCTACTATGCTGAAAGAGCCTGACTCTCCATTTTTCGGAAATCAAATCCAACTGTTGACCCCAGTGGGATTGCTTTCCGGAGACTTCGTATGGAGTGACGATAAGAAGCCTGCGGCTGTTGCGTCGATGCGTTTGGCCTTGAAATTAATTAGTCAGGCTATCCCTGATAACAATCGCCCAAATTCCAGCTCGCCCGATAAAACTGACAAGCCCCACTTGATTGGTGATGAACAGTCCGTTCTCCTGAAAAATGTAACTTTGTATTCTGGAGCTCAGACAACTCACATCGCTGTCCTTATGGTCTATGTTTCAGACATAATCGGTATTTCCATTGGAAATGCTGAGTACACTCCGTAACCGGCTTTCCATTTCATCTTGATTATTTTTTGAATTGTTATCTGATACTTTGATAGAAAGAGCGCAGCCTCTGCTGTGCTCTTTCTTTTCGTCTGGGCTGTATGGCATGGTATTCCTCTCAATCAATTCCATAGCTTCTTTAAATACCGACTGTGCCAGCACAATCGGTATTTTGTTTTCGTGGAGCACTCGGACTACTTCTATGGCCGCCTTTCGGATATCTGTTCCTTCCATGGCAGTCACCTCCTTTCTTATCCGTTTCTCCCCTCTCTCCTTTGCTATAATGTGGTTGGTGTCGTTCCTATGAAAGGAGGTGAATAAAATGGATCGTCGTTTTATCCTGCAAAATTATCATTATCTGATTGACTGTTCGGCTATGACGCCGGAGGACGCGGAAAAGGTGTATTCGCAGCTTCAGGCACTCTACATATTTGTTGATTATGTCTTGCAGAAGCCCCGTACCTATGCTCTACTCATCCAGGACGGTGAGCCTGAGCTTTCCTCCGTGTTCAGGCCTCCGGATGGATGCCGTGTAACCCCTCTTCAACCGCGATAGTGTCTTTTGAAGCCCCGGTGTCCTGCTCCAACAGGATGCCGGGGCTTTCATGTCTACGCCCGGATGCCAGGGTAAATCCGGAGGTATTCCGCATCACTCTGACTGCCACGTCCAGCGGCTCCCGCTTAACATGGGTTTCTCTCAGCTTCTCTTTTCCTTTGATGAGCTTCATGGTCAATCCATCGCTTTCCTTGTAGTCCATGCGGATTTGGAAATCTCCTCCGCCGGCGAAACCCTGCTCCAGGTAGGTGGAAAGGATGAGGTTCCATCCTGCCAGCTCGCCCATGCTTTTGGGTCTCAGAGTAACTGTCATGCGCCTGTCTGTCATATTGGCCGTCCTTTCTTTATCTTCTCGAATTCTCTCCGCAGAACCGCCTGCGGGCCCTCTCCCGCATCCTTCAGCGGAGATTATGGCCCCGGGGCTTGCGGTAGAGGCCGATGAAGAGGATGGCGGTGAATTTCGATTCCGCCTTATTTACGTCCTCCGCCTCCTTGACGTCTTTGATTCCGAAGAAGGGGCCCATGAGGGCTCTGTATTTCTTCTTTCTCCGCAGCGCTATTACCGTCTTGCGCTTCATAGCCACGCCCCCCTTCTCCTTCTCAGCCGCCGCTTCATCTAGGCCTCCCTCCTTTTCTTTCTCCGGTTCTCCAATACTTTCCGGAGCACCGGAGAGGTTGGCGGCATTCCGTCTCCTGCTTCTGCCTTTTCGCGGAGGAAATGCCGAAGCGATTCGGCTGGTATAATGACCTTCCCCCGTCCCTTACCTACTTTGAATGCAGGGAGCTCGCCGGAATATATCCACTCCTCCAGCTGTTCTCTTCCGATTGCTGATGAGACTGCTGCCTCATCCAGCGTGAAAGCCGTCCTCTCGATAGGTCTCATAGGAAGCCTCCTTTCCCGGCAGGGTTTTCATGGCCGCCGGAAATATCAGTTTATACGGATTTCCGTATTTCCTTTGTAAAAAAAAGACGCATAAGGTCATCTCCAGAGAGCCCACCATACTTAGCGGTGGCATCTATCTCTGTCTGCCTGAATGGGATATTACAAGCCAGCCTTTCATAAAGTGCGGTTGTGCCGATTCCCAAGAACTTTGCATACTTGTCATTAGAGCCAAAATTCTCCTTGATGAACCCTCTCAAATATCTGTAATCGTATTTCACTGCCATATTTCCACCTCCTTACTTTATACGGATTTCCGTATCATGCCTATATCTTAACTCACTCCGTTTAATAAGTCAACGGTTTTCTGTATATTTAATTCTGTTTTCAGTTGCTTTTGTCCTGTTTTCCGTATATTATATAGAAAAGAATTCTACCGAAGGGTTGGTGTCAATATGAAAGAAGAGCTCATCAAAAGACTCAAACGAATAATGAATGAAAGAGAAATTACTGCAGCTGAATTGTCTAGACGTTCTGGTATTCGTGCTTCCTCGATCTCTGACTACCTAAAAGGTAAGTACGAACCCAAGCAGGATAAAATTGATTTAATTGCAGAAGCGCTTTCAGTAAGTCCCGCATGGCTAATGGGATATGAGACTAAAAATGGTTTATCATCCAAGGCGCTTACCATGGAAGTTACTCCCGCTGAGCAGCAGCACATCAAGAAATACCGCAAGCTATCCCCCGCCGGAAAGAAAGAGGTAGATCACTTCCTGGACTTCCGCCTCTCCTCTGAAGCACCCCGAGTTGAAAAAGATTCAGGAATATCCTCTTCGTAAATTTCAGACGTTTCTAATAAAAGTCGCTTCGAGCTCCTCGAACGGATTTTTTCAACCTTTCGGCTTTTCCGAACAGTTGAAAATAGCCCTTCGGGATTTCCGGCAGGTTGGTGTGATATCATTTTGCGGACGTCGGCAAAATGTCCATTTTCGGGACTTAGCAGCTCTTAAGTCTTGGATTTTATGGTTTTTGAGACTTATGATACAATGGAGTGGTAGAGTGCTGTCATCCCTACGGGGACCAGTGCGAATGCCTTCTCCATTGCTGGGGAAGGCATTTTGTTTTTCAAAGATGTTCGCATTTCCTTGACTTTCAAATTTGACAGCTTTTCCTGATGTGCTATAATAATAGCAGGTGAATTGGCCGTATCTCTTCGGAGGAGGGCCTAAAAGATGCCACTGCTATTTATAGCGGTGGCATTTTTTTATGGAGATTTTATTATGGATTATGATAAGCCATTTAAGAGTTTTAAAGAGCTTGCTTTATGTCTTCAAAATGAACATGGCCTTATGGTTGATGATGTGGACCAAGCAGCGTCTATTCTACAGTTTCTCCCGTATTATGATCTCGTCAATGGATACAAAGAAATATTAATGACAAATGACCGTTTTAAATGGCCATTAAAAATAAGCGACCTGGCGTTTTTCCATTCACTCGACCACAATTTCCAAAGTTCGTTAATAAGTTTCAGTATAAGCATTGAGGACTATTTCAAAAACATTCTTGCTTATGTTATAGCCAAGTCATTTTCTGTTTCAGAAGAAGACTACTTGGATGAATCTCATTATATCCGTAGAAAGCCTCTGGGCTCCGGTAAAACAATTACTCGTCATGCTATACTAGGAAATCTCAAAGCTATTTCAGTGGATACATATGATAATCCAACATTTTACTACCGGAAAAATCATAATCATATTCCACCATGGATTCTCTTAAAGAACACTTCGTTCAGCTTATCAACGAATCTTTTCGTGTTGCTCCCGTCGAAGCAGAAAGAAGAGGTTGTAGATTTTATGATCCCAGGCGATGATCCTTGGGATGTCAGGTATCAAATCCTTTTATATAGCTTGACTATAATAAGAAAGTGCCGCAACGTAATTGCTCATAACCTGAAGTTTACATCGTTTAATTCCTCACGATATATGAATAACCTTGACCAAAAAGCACTTAGAAAGTTGATTTCCCCCATTTTATTAACAGATGAGGAAATAAAGTACAGTACTTATTTATCTGGTATTTACGGATATATTGTCTTGTCCTTATCCATTATTCCGAAAGGGATTACACATGTTCTCCTTGTAAACAGGTTGCATGGGGCTATGACAATGGATGGAATATTCTCGGGTTCCGACTTATCTGATTCTCTAGGAAAAATTAAAGAAATTTATTTTTCCGGTGTTCATCTTCCCCAAGATGTGGAATCACGATTGAATTCTTACTTCGCCAAAGTGTATGAAAATTAGCCAATATGAGCATTTGACATCAAGAGTTCCCTGCTATAATCTATAAATGATGGGAGCCGTGGCGTATTGCACAAAGCGGACCAGGCAGGGCCTTGATGTAGAAATGCATTGGGGCCCTGTTCTTTTTATACCTTTATTTTTCCAATATAAATAAGCCTATCACGGGGATAGGCTTATCGAATCAGTGTAAGTAAAAAGCCTCACCCATATTGGCGTATGGATGAGGCTGGCGGCCGGCGGCTCTGCCAAGCTTCCGGCCCTGTAATCTGCAACCAGGTATTGTGGAGATTACGGTTCCATTTTACCATAATCTCCGGAAATGCAGGAGGTCAAATCATGGTAAGGAAAAGAAAAGATGGGTATTATGCGGCTACCTGCCGGGTGGAGGGGAAGAAGAAGTTCTTCTATGCTGCCACCAGAAGGGAGGCTGTAGCAAAGCGGGATATGTACCTTGCCAGGGTGAAGCAGTATCCGGATCTGGATAAGCACATCACTTTATCTGAATGGTGCTCTGCATGGCTGGAGACCATCGCTTCCGATGTGTCCCCGAAGACCCATGAATCTTACACTACTGTGCTGAAGCACATCACGGAGAGGCCTATCGGTGCCAGGACACTGGAGGACCTCCGCCCGGTCCATTTCCGCACGTACTGGCAGGATATGCTTGCATCCGGATTGTCTCCCCGCACGGTGGCCTATTGCCACACGGTCACCAGCACTGCATTGAAGCAGGCGGTACTTGATGGCGTCATACCGTCTAATCCCCTGGCCGCCGTAAAGAAGCCCCATGTCCCACACACCAGGGCCATGGCTCTGACTCGTGAGCAGCTGGAGGCGGTCTTCGCCAGGATATCCAATCCCGTACTTCTCCGGATCTGCCGCTTTGCAGTGGTCACCGGCATGAGGAGGAGCGAGATACTAGGACTCCGGTGGCAGGATGTAAATTTCTCCAGGAAAACGGTTTCCGTCAATCAGACCTGCCTGGTAAGGGATGGAAGGTCGGCGGTTATTACAAAGAGCACTAAGACATCCAGCTCCAGACGGACCCTTTCCATTGACGATGCCACTATTTCCCTTCTCCGGGTGCAGAAGGCTTACTGTCTCCGCATGAAGCTCCACCTCCCGGATTATGGGCCCTGTGACCTGGTATTTCCTTCAGAGAATCTCACTCCCATCTGCCCGAACAATGTGACCCACGATGTGAAGGCCGCCTTCAAAGCCGCCGGACTCCCGCACTTCTCCTTTCATTCCTTCCGTCATACATCGGCTACCCTGCTTCTCCAAGCAGGAGTGAATTATAAAGTCGTGCAGCAGCGTCTGGGCCATTCTTCCTGCGCCACCACCATGGATATCTATGCCCACGTCATGCCGGGGGCTGATGAGGAAGCGGCCAGAATCGCCGACAGTATCCTGTGA